CTCAAAGAGACACATACGCCTGACCCTTCCGCGTGACCCCCTTCTGCCGGGTCCCCCCGAGCGTCTCGATGTGCTTGCCACCCACCCAGTTGACCGCCTGGAGCTGGTGGGGCAGGTACTCATGGCCCTCTTCGCCCAGGCCCTCGGCCGCCGCCCGGTAGGCGTTCTCGAAGTGCTCGTAGCGGGTCGGCTTGCCCGACGGCAGGCCGGCGCTGGAAATCCCCCGCCCGCTGTAGAGGGTCGGGTACATCTTGTTGATGGCGATGTCGTGGGCGCGGTAATCGATGGTGACGTGGCCGGGGATGTCGGGCCGGTAGATGTTGTGGGCGAAGGAGTTGGTCTTCGGCGCCGTCCGGCGGTTGAGCACGACATCTGGGTCCTCGCCCATCATCATGCGGTGGGCCTTCATCAGGTCCCGGTCGGCGGCCCCGGCGATCGACAGGCCCTGGAGGACAGACCGGGCCTCGCCCGTCCGGTGCCCGCCCGTCGCCGCCGACTGGGCGATGGTGGCCCAGTCCCGGGCCTTCATGCCGTGCAGCTCGGTCAGGGCGTGGATGTTGCGCCCCTCCCAGTCCATGCTCGGGCTCACGGCGGCCACGATGCCGGCGCCGTGCCACTCCGAGGTCCCGGTGCCCTTCACGCCCTTGGCGACGGCCTCGTTGACCTTGTCGTACCAGACCTTGCCCTCGGCCCGCAGCGCCTCGGGGATGACGCCGTGGACGACGTGGATGTTCCGCACCACCTGCTCGAACTGGTGCGGGTTCCCGAGGTCGGCCTTGGGATAGAGCTGGGAGAAGCCGACGGTGCTGCCCTTACCGGCCAAGACCTACCTCCAGCTCGGCATCAGGCGACGGAGCTGCTCGACCCGGGTCGGATCGATCTCCCGGGGCGTCCGGTTGAGGGTCACCAGGCTGTTGGCGCCGCGGGGGAACATCCGGGCGCCGGCCGGGTCCAGACGCTCGGGCATAGTGGCGACGGGGGCCTGCTTCATACCCGTAGCTTCCACCTGGAGGCCCCTGGAGGGCTGCCAGGCGGCCGGCCAGAAGTAGTCGGCCTGGTCGATGCGCTCGCCCTTGTGGACGCCTCTCTGGTAGCTCCGCTGATTGGCCCGGTTCTTGAGGCTGTCGAGCAGCCGATCGTCCCGCCGGCTGCGGAACGTGCCGAGGTAGCCGTCGGGGTACTCGGCCTCGGGCGTCTTGCGCCACATCGAGCGGCTGTAGTCGAGGGCGTCGCGCCACCAGGGCGACAGGTCACCGCCGTCGCCCTGGGGGAATGGGGAACCGAACGGGGTCTGCGCCCAGTTCTGCGTCACGGCTTAGCCGCCGCGGGAGGCGTCCCAGAAGTTGGCGCCCGACCAGGCATCCTGAAGCTTGGGGTAGCTCGGGATGATCCGGCCGTTGGCCTGGGTCGGCGCCGCCTCGGGGACCGCCGGCAGCCGCAGGGGGATCTCGATCCGCTGCCGGGCGCCGTGGCGCTCGTAACTCTGGACCCGGTTGCGCTTGGTGGCACCGGCCGGCTCGCCGGCCTGGCGATTGCCCTTCCTGATCAGCTTGCCCCGCTCGGGAGCTGCCGACGGGTCGCCTCCACGCACGCCCTGGGGCATGCCACCGGCCATCGTCGGCGCCAGGGGGGAGCGCTTCTCGGCCGTGGTCCGAATTCCGCTCTTGTAGGTCTTGCCCATCAGTACGCTCCTGTCTCCGAGTCACTCCCTACGGGACGCGGGGGCAGCCGCAGCCAGGGAGCGGCCTGCTCACTCTCGAACGCCTGCTGCTGGGCCAGCTCGTTGGCCTCCTCTTCGGTCAGGCTGCTGAGCAGGCCCTTATGCATGGCGCCGCGAGGATAGAGCTGGTCGTGATAAATGCTCGTCCGGCCGCCCTGCCGGCGCCGGATGGCGTGGCCGTGCTGGCGGTCATCGAGCGGGTGCTGGGAAGCGGCCATGACACCAGCCTTTCACATCGGGATAACGAGCAGCGTGATAGCGCTGATCTCTCCATTCTCCCCCACGACGTTGGCGAAACCCGGCCGGACGACGAGGTCGATGCCTCGGGTGGCGACGAACCCCCGGGCGATGACGCACGCCTTGATGGCCTGGTTCACGGCCCCGGCGCCGATGGCCCGCAGCACCGGCTTGTGGTTGTCGTAGATGGCATGGCTGATGACGGCGGCCAGCTCCTTCGGATTGGCCGCACTGGTCACCCGGAGGATGTTCTCCTCGCCGCTGGTCGGCTGGGCGACAATTTCAGGGGTTCCCATTCAGCATGCACCTTTATTTTCGCCAGGACTTTCTTTTCGTATTCGAAGCGTGCTCCTGTCGAGAGGCTACATGCAATCTTGGCGAGGGCATAGGCGTCGGCCTCGTTGTCGTCGGCGAAGTCCTTCCCCCATTTCTGGAATACCGCCTTCAATACGAGGTTCTTTTGGGCGTTCCCCGCCAGCCCGCAGAACATCTTCAATTGCTGGGGGGTGACGATGGTGGGGTAGCCCAGCTCGTTCTCGTAGCCGAAAGTGTCGAGCAGCGCCAGCTTGATCATGCCGCCGCACTCGCCCAGGGCGTGCCCCATCTGCCGGCTGAAGGCGTAGCCCTCCATGACGATATGGTCGATGCCCTCCTCGGCGTAAATGGTCGAGAGCCATTCCGTCAGCTCGTCGCGGATGTCGTACAGCCGCCGGGCGCCTTTGGACTTCGGCTTGATCACCAGCATGTTCTCGCTGTCGTCCTCTGGCCCCCGGATTGCCGCAGCGGCGAAGTGGGTCAGGCTCTGATCGATGCCGACGTAATTACCGCCCGCAGGCTTTGAGGCCGTAGGCAACCTTCTCCTTGAGATCCCCGAGGGTGCCGTCGTTATGGAGGAAGTGGTCGTAGAGCCCCTCGGTGTCATCGCTCAGCTCCAATTCACTGATGTGCTCGGCTGCCTCGCCTTTCAGGCCGGCGCCCGGTCGGATGATCCGCCAGACATGCCCGCGCGCCCCGATGTACTGCGCCTCGTTGAGGAACCGCACGTCGGAGATCACGATGTCGCTGTCGGCTCGCCGGTCGCGCACCAGGGCGAAGACGAGCTTGATCCAGATCTGCTCGTCCAGCGTCCGACGGCCGACCTCGGTGCCCATGCGCTGGTAGAGCCGGCGTACCTCGGGCCAATTCTTGGCCTCCTCCGGGCCGACAGCATCGATGAGCTGCGACAGGCGGTAGGGCTCGCAATGGCGCACGCCGATGATGGGGTCGAGCGCCAGCGCCGCCTCCTTCATCTTGGTGGCAAGGGCGAGCTGCTTGAAGCCGTGCTCCTCCACCAGAACGTGCGCCACCTCGTCCTTGCCGGCGCCACCGACTCCGCTCAGTCCGATCAGCATCCCGATCCTCCGCATGGCTTGCAGACGTACATGTCGTGGTGCTCGCTCCAGTAGATGGGGTCGCCCTCCACGATCTCTTCCCCGCATTCTGGACACACCGAGTCGTACTGCGCTGTGATTTTTCTGGGGCGGCTCGCCGCCGGCCAGCCCGGCCCCCGCACGCTCACGCCGATTGCTTCCAGTCGTTGGAGAGACTCCGCAGCAGCTCCGTCGTGGCGGCGCGAGCCTGGGTCCGATCCCCCAGCGTCTTGTAGGTGTAGCGCTTGTGCGCCGTCGCGAACATGACCACGTACTCGGTGGTCCGAGCTGACGGCTCGACCTCGATGGCGATGATCTCGCTGAACCGGACCCAGGTGTCGTGCTCGCACTCCAGCCAGGCGTCGTACGTTCGTGACTGCATCCACTCGCTCATAGCCCTGGTGGTCCCCCCATGATCAGGTGTGGCTCGGCCTGCTTAATCAATGCTGAAATCAAAGCGTCCACCCGGTTCTGCTCCCGCTCCAGCACCTTGCCCAGGAATTTGCCGACCGGCATCTCCAGCTCCACGGCATGCAGCGCCTTCACGAATTCCTGCCAGATGAGCCCGGTCATCTCGAAGGCCGGCTTGACGCTGGCCGGGCGCTCGACGTTTTCCGGCACCAGCTCCTGCATCCAGATCATGTTCCCGAACTCGTCCCGGTGGTCAGGCCACATGAAGACGGTGCTGTCGGTCTGCTTGGAGAAGATCCAGACCCTGACCATGTCGGTCAGCACGTCACGCTCGATGAAGGCTTTCACGGCGTCCAGCGGGAGACGCGCCGGTCGTGATCCTCACGCCGGCCGACGCGCCGGGTCAGCTCTCGGCTCACCACGGCGGCGTCGCGCTCGGTGGAGCTGAAGAGCACGGTGACCATCTTCCTCTTGGCGTGAGCCGTATCGAACAGATCCTGGCGCTTCTCGACCTCGGGATCGATATCCCGCTGCGCCTTCGCCATCGTGACCCGCTCGTCGCGCCCGCCGCCCCAGTCCCGCAGCAGCACCAGCGCCTGAGCCTTCTGGAGCACGGCCTCGGCGGCGCGCTCCTCGATCTCGGCCTCAGCCACGGCGCCGGCCAGGTGATCGGTCCAGCGGGTCAGAGCCACGAACAGGCCCATGAGCCTGTCGTCGTTCAGGTCAGTGATTTTGAGCGGCAGCCTGGGAATTTCGAAGGCCGGACGAGCCGGCAATGACAACCCGGCGCGTTCCACCGCCAACCGAGCTGCTGTGGCTTTCTCGGCCATCTCCAGTGCGAGGTTCTTCGTCATCGTTCTCCAAATATGCGTCCCAGCAGGTATCCCGGTACACGCATTTGCCACAGGTGCCATTGTCCTGCGCCGCCCAGTGCGGCCGACGCGGCGGCTTGCTGGTTTCCAAGGCGTACTTGATGTCGAGACAGGCGTCGAGCAGGTCGCCCACGATCTCTTCCTGGTAGCGGACCCGGAATTCCTTGACCTGCTGGTTGAATTTGTTCTCGTAGACGAAGATGATCTCCCGGCGGCCCGACATGTGAAGGTAGAGCATGCCCTGCTTGACGTGGCTGGGGAACGGGCGCTTCAGGTCCCGCCAGAGCGCCTCCATGTCGAAGACGGAGTGCTCCGAGTTGTCGTCGTCCTTGATCTTGCGGGTGTACTTCGAGAGCAGGTGCGGTGCGTCGAAGCGGATCGTGCCCATGCCGATGGACTTGATCTCGATCAGCGGGCACAGCTCGATGGTGTCGTCATCGTCAACGTCACCGTCGGCATGGCCGGCCATGAGGTAGTGCTCGTCAGTGACCGGCACCTCCAGGTACTTCAGGCAGTCACGCCCGGCCTTGCACAGCGGGCAGAGCTGCGGCGCCGTGGCGAACCACTCGTTCCGGCACGCCTGGCAGCGCCACTCGCCGCGGAGCACGCCCATCTCCCACAGCCAGGTCTGCCACTTATCGTGGATGTCGTGGCCCTCGGCCCAGACGTTCTCCATTGTGAACGGCGTCCAGTCGTCTTCGAGGGCCGGCGCCTCGATCAGCCGGAAGAACGTCGAACGGGGACACCAGTCGCCCTTGCACATTTCTGACGGATGGATGACATCGGCCCGGCGGTAATCCGGCGGCCGGCACATGACGTGGCGCTTGATGGCGCCCAGCAGCCGCGTCTCGTTCTTGCTTGTGTCGAGGAGCTGGCGCAACTTCGAGGTCTTGATCGTGCGGACCACCCGAGGCAACCCGTTCACCTTCCTCCGCATCCGCTTGAGGGAGTTGCGCTCCCGCTCGGTGCGCCCTCCCCAGATACCGAACTTTTCATGGTTGGCGAGAGCGAACTCCAGGCAGTCGGCCTTGACAGGGCAGGGCGGCTGTCCATCGAGCCCGTTGCAGACGGCCTTGGCCTGCTGCGCCACAGCGGTGGCGTCCTCCCCCTCCTTCTCGGGATAGAAGAGCGCCGGCCGGGAGCCAAGGCACTTGGCAACGACATGCCACTCAGGTAGCTCCCATTCGATCACCGAAAAGCTCCAGTACATCGTCTTTGGTGAACAGGACGTATTCCTGCCCACCCAATTGGATGACGAGAGCGGGGACTCGGCCCTCTGCCGTAGCTTCGTCGCAGATCTTGTTCAAGGCAAGGGCCTTCAGCGTTATCGAGTTGTTCCCTGTGAATTTGTTTTCGATCAGCAGGATCGGGGTAACCACATCTCCCTTCCTGGCCCAGTGCGCACCTGACCCCGGCTGCACGCGACCTCCGAAGTCGCGAGCGGTGCGGCGTTCCTGTCGCCGCCAGCCTGATTTCTTCACCGCTTCATGCGGCGCTTGCTGATGCCCTCCCCGAGCTTGGGGTGCAGCGAAGACATAACATCGGACGCCAGAGCGTCCATCAGCTCGGGCTGTGACCGCAGGGTTTCGAGCAGGCGCTCGCGCCCCTGCACCTTCAGATCGCCGTAGCTGTAGAACGCCCCGGCTCGGTGGATGAGCTTGTGCTGGAGGCCGACGGCCACGATCTCCTTGGCCTGGTCGTACTGGCCGGCTATGAACCCGCCGGCATCGGCGAAGTAGAAGTCGAAGATGGCGGTGCGCTGCGGCGCCGCCGTCTTGTTCTTGATGGTGTGGGCCTTGATGGTCTGGCCCACCCGGAAGTCGCTCTCCTCGATCCAGTCGTCGCGCTTGACCTCCAGCCGGACGACGAAGAAGAAGTTCTTGCCCCGGCCGCCCGGGGTGGTGCGGGGGTCACCGTGCAGGACGCCGATCTTCTCGCGCCACTGGTTGATCATGATGCCGAGCACGGCCCGCTCCTCCTTGATGAGGGAGCGCTTGGCCGCCGGCTGCTGCTTGCGGAAGAACTGGCCGGTGAGCAGGGCACCGAGGCCCGGCGCCATCTCACCCATGTTGTTCTCGTCCTCGCGCTCGGGCACCAGCGCCGGCAGCGAGTCGATGACGATGCAGTCCACCTTCTGTGTGGACAGGAACTCGATGCAGGTCCCGTAGACCGTCTCCATGCCGTTGTCGGTCATCACGATGACCCGGTTGTCGTCCACGCCCAGCGTGCGCACCCAGTCCCGGTCCCAGCTCCGCTCGGCGTCGAACCAGAGCGTCGTCCACTTCGGGTCCCGGGCCTGGTTGGCGGCGATCGTCTTGAGGGCGAGCAGCGTCTTGCCGGCCGACTCGTAGCCGATGATCTCGCACCACTGGTTGAGCGGCCACCCGCCGCCGAGGGCGATGTCGAGGGTCAGGCTCCCGCTCGGGCACCGTTGCCGCGGCTCCTTGGACATCTCCGAGCCGAGGATGATCGTGCCCTCGCCCAGCTTGGAGTTGACCTTCTTCATCAGAGCTGCGATCTGGCTATCCACCCTTCGCTACCTTCTTGACGTGGTAGCCGAGGTGCTGCGTCTTGGGGTCGGCGTTACCGGCCGCCGCCGCCTTCCAGGCCGCTTCCTCGTCGTCGTAGGTCTGGATGGGCACCGGCTTGCCGTGCATCGGGTGCATCGCCATGAGGACGTGAAGGTACTCCTTCTTGGGAGCTGCCGCCTTGGCCGCCGGCTTACTTGCCGCCACCGGTCTTTCCCTTGACCACTCGGTAGATCACGTAGGCGATGATGCCGAAGATGATGACGCCGGAAAATCCGGTGAGCACGGTGTCGTTGTTCCCGTCGTCGCCGCAGCCCGCCAGGAACAGCAGCATGAAGGGCAGCCAGATGATCACCGCTTCTTCGCCGCCTTCTTCGCCATCTTCACCCGCTTGGCATGGCTGGTGCCGGCGTTGGAGATCTTCGCCGCCTTCTCCTTGCTCATGCCTTTCTCCTTGAGCGCCTCGTAGACCTCCGGGCGCTTGATAGACGGGCCAGGGTCTTTTCCGCCGGGCATTTAACCGTCCCCTCCGAAAATGGTGAACATGCCGTTGTAGGAGCAGTCGAAGCACTGGGGAGCTGGTGCTGCCATGCCGTTCTTGGTCACCACGGCGTTCTGGCGCCGGCTGAAGAAATTCGTGCTCCCGCAATTCGGGCAGGTGCCCGTCTCCTCCCGGTTCGCCTTGCCCCCGGTCCAGGCCCGCCAATTCAGCCGCTGGCCGCCCGGGGCGTCAGGGTCCTCGATCATGACCGGCGGTGGGCCGTTCTGCTGGCGCTCCTGCCACATCTGGGCCTGGGTCCCGGCCGGCGTAATTGAGCCGCCAGACGGCCCTACAGCGCCGTTTCCGGGGCTCTGAGGGTACGCCGGGCCGGCCGGCGCCCGGCCGAGCTTCTTGGCCCACCAGGAGTTGCTGTCGTTCATTTCTCCGACCACCTGTCGCACACACTCACGTCGGCCACCAACGGTACCCGCAGGGGCACCGGGAGCTTGACCTGCTCCATGCACTGCCGGACGATCTCGGCGATGTCCTCGGCCTCGTCGTCGGGCGCCTGGGTCACCAGCTCGTCGTGGACGGTCAGCATGAGGTTGGCCCGGCTGTCGTGCAGCTCGCCGTAGAGGTCCCGCATGGCGACCTTGAGGATGTCGCCGGCCGAGCCCTGGATCTTGGTGTTGACCACCTGGCGCTCGGCCTGCTTCTGGAGCTTGAAGTCATAGCTGAAGAGGTCGGGCAGGTGCCGGCGCCGGCCGAGGATGGTGGTGACGTACGGCATGGTCGGGCGCTTGCCGGCGGCCTGGGCCTCGGCCTTGGTCACCCGGGTGGCCCGGCACTTCCGCACCAGGGCGCGCCGCCAGGGATCCACCCGCTTGTAGGTGGAGAAGAAAGCGTCGATCAGCGCCTCGGCCTCGGCCAGGCTCGGCACGCCGTACCGGTCCACCAGGGTCTGGGCCATCGCCCCGTAGGCCATCGAGAAGTTGCAGTTCTTCGCCAGGGAGCGCTGGAGCTTGGTGACCTCCTCCTGGGGCACGCCGTACGCCTTCGAGGCCGTCATGGCGTGGAGATCCAGCTCGTCCTGGTACGCCTGGATGAGCACCGGGTCCCGGCTGAAGTGGGCCAGCAGGCGCAGCTCGATCTGGCTGTAGTCGGCCACCACCAGCTTGTAGCCCGGGGGTGCGATGAACAGGCCGCGGATCTCGTCGTTGCGCCGGACGGGCACGTTCTGGAGGTTCGGCGTCCTACAGGAGAAGCGCCCTGTACGTGCGCCCCGCTGGTCGAAGTCGGCGTGGCACCGGCCGTTGAGCAGCCGGCGCCGGATATTGAGGTAGTAGGTCGAGTGCAGCTTGTGCAGCTCGGCCCAGTGGATGATGTCCTTGACCACCGGGTCCTTGCGCAGCGCCGCCGTGGCCTGGAGCGCCGCCGCCGCCACCGAGGGGAGCTTCTGCTTCTCGGTGACGTGCTCGGGGTGCGGCCGGTGGCCCCGCTCCTCGAACAGGAGCTGGCGCACCTGGGCGTCGGCGTTGAGGTTGATCGGCCAGCCGGCGGTCTTCTCCACCCGGCCGTAGACCTCGGCCAGTTCGGCCTCCAGCTTGGCGCCAAGGGCATCGAGCCCCTCGACATCGATCGCCACGCCAGCCTGCTCCATCCAGACCACGCACTGGAGCACGTCCATTTCGAGCTGACGCAGCTCTTCGAGCCCCCGGTCCTCGATCTGCCGGCGGTAGCGGCGCGACAGCAGCCAGGTGTATTTCGAGTCGTGCCAGGAATAGTTGGCTGCCTCACTGAAGGGGAATTTCTCGACTCCGACCCGGCCCAGGGATTTGTCGTAGACGTAGTGCAGCTCCCGCTGCGTGCAGACGCCCAGGCTGTAGGGAAAACCGCCCCGGTGCGTCTCGTTGATCAGGAACGCATCGATCATGGTGTCGTCGTAGGGCGGCGGCGGGATAGCGCCGCCGTAGATCTTGGCCGCCACCTCCAGGTCGAATTTCAGGCCGTGCCCGATCTTGATGGCGCCGCCGAAGAAGACGGGCTCCAGCTCGGTGAACACTGTGCCGACATCGAGCTGGTCCGGCGGGGCGCTGTAATGGGGGATCGGCTTGCGGTTCTTGAGCGGCCGGCTCCCATCCTTGGTCATCGGGATTTCCCAGCGCTCGATGTCCCCGAGCGGATGGCCGAAGGGAATGACGACGGCCTCCCCCGGGCCGGCCATGCTCACCCAGAACGGAATGGCGTGCCGGGGGTCGTTGCGGTTCTCGCCCATCGTCTCGAAGTCGAAGGCGAAGGCGTCGAACTCGCTGAAGCGCGCCGCCACCTCCTTGAGGTGGGCCAGCGTGGTGACAACGTTGCAGGATCGGTAGGCCGGCCGGCCCAGAAGGGCTGGTTGAACTGAGCCGGCCAGCGCTACCGAGGCCATGTCACTCGTCGTCGTCATCCTCGTCAAAGTCCTCGTCCAGCATCTCGGCAGCGATCTCCTTGAGCTGCTTGCGGGTCGGGACCTTGATCACCTTGGAGTCGTACATCTTGCCCTGGTAGACGGTGATGAGCTTCTCCGTCAGAGGCTCCATCTCCCAGTCCTCCTTGAGGTCCCGGGCCTTGACGGGATCAACGCTATAGCTCGTCTTCGACTTCTTGCCGGTACGGCTCACCGCCCAGTAGATGTCGTCGCGGTCGAGGGGTCCCGTCCGCTTGTCCTTGGCCTTGGCTTCGAGCTGCTCGGCCAGCCGGGGGCCAACCTCCCACACCTTGTTCTGCGGCTTCCCATCCGACAGAAGCAAGACGTTGAAGGCAATGCGGAAGCCCGGGGTGTCGCCGGCATCGCACAACGGGCACGACTCTTCGATGCACACCCAGCTCCGCTTCCCTGACTGCCGGTCGATCCAGTGCTGCCGGTACGAGGCGAACGGTGCCGCCTCCAAGAACCGGATCAGCATGGCCTCGCCGCTGTCGTTGAATTTCAGGAAGTCGGCACCGAAGCCGGACTTGGCCTTGGTGGTGCGGTACCCGTCCCAGCCGCCCCGGACTACGGAGTCCTCGTCGTCCTCGGGGACCTCGTCAACGTCCTCGTCGTCCTCGTCCTGGGCGACGGTCCCGGCCTCTTCCTCATCCGGTTCTTCCTCGGCAACCGGCCGCCGTGCAACTCGCCGCATGTCCTACCCCTTTTTCCGCGCTGGCTTTATCCCGAAAGCCTTGAGCAAATACGATTTCTGGTTGTCGGTGAGCGTGATGGCGTCTTGAATTTCGTCGTGGAGCTGGTTGTTCAGTTCTTCGAGCACTAATTCCGTCAGGTTCGTTTTCGTAGACTGGAACTCATCGTCTTCCATCTTGAGCATGTCGTCGTCGCTGACTCCGATGTCGTTGGTGGACATCTCCACGTCAGCACCGAAACTGTAGCTCTCATAGTCGGCCATCTTGACGGTGTACCGACGGCTACGCCGGATGATCATTGCGCTTTCCTCACTTCGCACTCGCTTGTCTCGACCTTCGACCAGTCACCGTCTTTTTTGGCGAACGAGATGACGTAGTGACACCGGTCCCCGAACCAACCGAGGGTGATCCTTCGGATGACGGCCGGCCGCCAGTCGATGTCGCGGCCGTACCGCCTGCGGGCCTCCACCACTTCGCCCTCGGCGAAGCCGCCCTCGGCCACGATGGCCCGAAAGAGATCATCCTTGGCGTTCGCCAGCTCGGTGGTCAGTCGATCGACCTCGGCCTTGAGTTTCTTGATCGTGCTCATTGGGCCAGCCTTTTCAGCGCTGCGCTCACGCGCTCGGTGAATTTCGTGTCGTTGATGCCGACCCTCGGATGGAGAATTCCCAGCTCGTCCACCTTGCCGTCCATCAGGCCCTCGTCGGCGGCGATGCTGACGATGATTTCAAGCTGCGCCCGGGAATACAGGCGCCGGGCCTTCTGGCGCACCTGGCCGGGAGTGCGGAAGGTGGCGATCGGCAGGTAGCCGAGCCGCTCCCACTTCCTGATGGTGACCGGCGAGCGGCGCAGCGCCGTTGCGAGCTGGCCCACCGTGTAGAACTCCGTCGTCGTCCCGCTGATGTTGAAGAGCTTCGGCTTTCCCCAGTCTGCCGGCTGGGGTGGCTCTAGTGGATCTCCGATTTCCCGGTCACTACCGGGGTACTGCTCCCCCATCGACCAGCTCCTTGAAGTGCTCCAAATCCTCGCGCCAAATTCGAGTCAGCAACCTGTTCCGCAGTACAGCAGCCGGGTGGTACGTCGGGAAGTACGTACGTCGCCCGCCCCCCAGCAGCTCTCGATTCCAGGGCTCGCCGTGGGACTCGGTGATCCTCGCGCCGGGGCGTAACGCCTGCAAGGCCACAGATCCCAGCACAAGGACAAAATCCGGCCTGACCAGCGTCGTCTGAGCCCAGAAATTTCCACGGCACGCCGCTACTTCTTCCGGCCGCGGAGTGCGCGTGGGGTAACAGCAGACGGTGTTCATGAACACCAGCTCGTCGGTCGCCAGGCCGACCCGCCGCAGGTACTTCCGCAGGAGCTGCCCGGACGGCCCCACGAAGGGCTCGCCGGCCCGATCCTCCTGCGCACCCGGCGCCTCCCCCAGGACGGCCACAGCGGCCTCTGGAGGGCCGCTGAAGGGCACCGGACGCGACGCCACCCGGTGCAGGGGGCACCGGGTGCATCGCAGAATTCGATCTCGGACCTGCTCGGGCGTCACCGTCTCGTTCTATCGCGCCGCCTCTGGTCCCGCACGTAGGAGATGCTGCTGCCGACGAAGCTGCCGAACATCGTCCACAGGAAGAGCTGCCACCAACGCATGCAGATCATGACTTCCGGGGGATGAAGGCGTAGGAGATCCTGGTGACGAACATGGCGTCGATGTCGTCCTGGGTCAGCTTGCCGTCGTAGAAAGCCGCCTGCACGGCGTCCTCGTCCACCACGACGATCGTGCGGGTGCAGGTGTTGGTCAGCTTCTTTTTCGCCAGCACCTCCAGCGCCTTCTCCTCGACCATCTCCTGCCGAACCCGGCGCTCCCGCTTCATGCCGGCGTAGCCGTCGATGGGCTCCTTGAAATCGACGTACTCCGAGCCCTTGTCGTCGGTGTAACCGTCCGTCTCCACGATGGCCGAGAGCATTTTCTTCAGCTCCGACTCCCGCTTCTCGAACGTCTCACGCTGGGTCTTGATGCCGACCCACTCGCTGAAGAGGGTCTTGATTTTGGTGAAGCTGGCGGCCATTTAATTCTCCTGTTCATGGCTCGGATTAAAGGGGGCCGGTCGGGTGCGTGGGCGCCCGGCCGGCCCCCTCGGGAATTTCTACTTGACGCCGGCCAGGACCGACAGCACCTGGGCGTCAGCGGCGGCGGTCGTGCCGTCCACTGCCCGCAGCATGTTGACCTGGGCGCGGTGGGCGCTCCCCTTGCGGCTGGCGACGTGGTGCTCGTAGGTGTTGAACGCCTGGAGCACGCCGAGGGCCGTCTTCTTCCAAGGGGCGACGCGGGGGTCGTTGTTGTAGAGCTTCCGCAGCTCGTCCTGCTTGTTGGTCGCCAGGGTGAACCCCCGGGTGGTGGTCTTGCCGGCGGGGACCTCGGGGATCGGCACGATGGCGTCCAGAACGAGGTCGAACTGCCGGGTGGTCACCTTCCAGCTCGCCAGGCGGGCGACTTCCTTGGCGAAGTCGTCAGCGATGGTGTGGACGATGGCGAGGGCCTCGCGAGCCTCGGCCAGCTTCACGCCCGAGCCCGAGCTGTGCTTGATGCGGAAGACCTGCCCGCCCTCGGAGAGGCCGGCGCTCAGGGTGTTGTCGCAGACGACGGCGGTCACGACCCGCTTGTAGGTGGTGGCGAGAGAGCTGTCGAAGCTGGTGGCCGCCAGGAGGTTGGGCCGGAACTCGATGCCCTCG